CAATGTCCTTCTTGATTTTCTTCGCCTTCGCTTTGATTTTGTCCCAATTCTTATAGAGCAGCACGCCAATTGCAACGAGCGCAGCAATAACCGCGATCGCGATCCCGACCGGTCCCGCAATGGCCCCGATTGTAACTCCGAGCGTACTTGCAAGATTCATGATTGAGCTGACTGCGAACGCCAGCTTTCCGAGGATCATCAAAACAGGAGCAATCGCCGCAACGATTCCCCCGATCACTCCGATAACAGTAAGGACCTCAGGTGACAGCTTCGACAGCCATTCAGCAAAACGGCCCACCAAATCGACAACCTTTTCGAGCGCCGGCGCGAGATAAGCCGCGAGCTGTGATCCTAATGTCGAGAGCGCAACCGATCCGAGCGCTTTCATTGTGTCGAGCTGGTCGTTGAACTCGTTCGCTTTGTCGAGTGTCTCCTGATCAACGAAATCAAGATCGTATTTCGCGAGCGTGTCGGTGAGATTCTTATAAGTCTCGCCCTGGTCCTCAATTAACGGATTGAGCTGAGCTGCTGACTTACCCATGAGCTGTTGAGCAAGCGCGTCCCTCTCCGTTTCGTTCGTCATCTGACCGAGAGCGGAAATTGTGTCTTGCCATACGGCATCACTATCCCTGAGAGAACCGTCTGCGTTCGTGATTGAAACGCCCAGCTTCTCAAACGCTGCTGTCTGTGATTTCGACCCTGTCTGAGCCGAATACATACTTTTTTCGAGCTTCACATGAGACTTCGCTATATCCTCGACGCTCACGTCCACAAGATCAGCAGCGACTTTGTATTTCTGTAAGTCGGTCGTGTTGATGCTGTACACCTTGCTCAGAGTGTTGAGATCATCGGCAGCCGTTCCGGATTTATAGGCTATCGCTCCGAGCGAAGCAACAACCGCAGCACCGGCAGCAGATAAGCCTCTCATTTTCTGACCGGCTGACTCTAACTGTGATCCCCACTCCTTGAACTGTTCCGATGCAGCGCGGAGATTGACGTTCCCGATTTCTCTCAGCTGGCCCTTGAAGTTTTTCAGCTTCGACTCAGTCGCTATTATTTCCCGCTGGAGATTTCTGTATTCAGCGGAATTCTTATCGACCTCAGCCCCGTCCATTGCTTTCTGTTGCTGCTTAAGAAGGTCGAGCTTCTTCTCTGTCTCGCCGATCTTAGCTGTGAGGAGCTGCTGCTTCTGACGCCACAAATCGACCGAAGTCGGATTAAATTTCAGCGCGTTATTAACTTGTTTGAGCTCTTTATCGATTGCCTTTGTGCTGTTGGTAACCTGTCGGATTGACTTCTCCAGCTTAGAGGTATCGCCCTGGAACTCGATAGTAATTCCTTTTATATTTCCAGCCATTTTTTAAACCTATCCGAAAAATGCGTTAATCTCTTTCTGTGTCGCCTTGTGTCGCCTTCCGCGCTTCTCTTCCTTTTTCGCCTCTTTTTCCGCTGCCTTTTGACGGTCGTTATATGCGATTATGAAATCGACAACTTGACCGAGCTGCATTTTTCTAATGTCTGTGATAGTTAATCCTCGTTCGAGTCCGGCGAGGATGACGGTGTCGAGGTCAATGACGGCTGAATTCTCTTTTTCAGATCCTCCAGCCTCTTCAAGTTTTTTGAGCTGACCACGCCCCTAAATATCAGTTTGAGCACCTCAGGAGCAACGACATCGAGCGGGAACGATTCAAATTTTGAAACCCACTCGCGAGGCTCCGGAATGTCCTCGTCTGCACATTTAGCGAGCGCCCAGGTGATATTGATCAGATCGGTAAACTCGAAGCCTCCGAGATGGATCATCGCATTGAGGAGCGCGTCCCCATCTGTGAGACGTGCGAGATCCTCGAGATTAATGTCGTCTGTTTTGCCGGTCTCTTTGATTATTCCTGATACAATGTCGAGCGCTGACGCAAAGAGCGGCATGATTGCCGGAACTATGTCGCGCCCGAACTGATCTCTATACGCTATCGCCCAGCCGATATTGTTATTCAGCTTGACGCTTTCCTTCCCAATTTTGATAGTTTTCTCCATGATCAAACCTCCTTAATAGAAATAAAAGAGGCGGACCGTTTAGCCCGCCTCCCGTCAATGTCCCTATTCTGATTCTCCGTCATCAGGGAAAGCCGGAGCTGCTGGATTTGTGAAGAGTGAAGCGTAACCAGGATCTCCCGGTTTATATGTAACCTTTGTAAGACCTGTAGCATTGTCACCTACGCAAGTGACGCCGATTGTCTCTGTTGCTGGTTCCTTCTCATCTTCGATAGTCGCGTATTCTCTCGCAATCGCTCCGAGTGAGCAATTATAGAACATTGCTCTGCGGCCTTCTTTGTCGCCTTTGATGTCAAAACAGATATAGACATTAGGCTTAACAGCGTTCTTGACCTGACCGAGTCCTCCGTCTGCTGTAGCCCTGTAGCCCAGGAACTGAATTTTGAATTCATCTGTAAAGAGCGCAACCTCGAGATCGCCCTCAAACGGTCCCTCGGTGTATTCGCTCCAGTAAGAAATGTCATCGGCATAGAATACGTTATTGTTCGCATCCTGTTCCGGCGAGAAGCTCACGGCTCCAGGGAGATGGTAAGGCGTTCCCATTGTGACGGTTCCGTCATCTGCTACGGTATAAGTTCCGAAGTGCAGATTCGAGATTCCGAATTCAACCTTGTTATTTGCCATGTTGTAACCTCTTTTCTCCTATACGTTGTAATAGATAACGAAAACGCCCTCTTCTTCGATATAGACGTCCTCGCTTTTGTCGTATAAATAACCATTGTCGAGGAGCAGCTGCTCGATCTGAGCCTCGGCCTCCTCGTCTTTCTTTGTGAAGTAGTATTCAATCTGATAAAGGTTCCGCTGATGGTAATAAGTGTCATCAGCTTCGAAATTGTATTGTCCCCCGCCCAGGTAAACTATATATGGCGGAGCTGCGGGAGAATTCTCCTCGTCAAAGTGCGAATATGCACACGGGAGGCCCGTCTGTTGTAAGATCTCAAAGATTGTCATTTCAATTCCCTCTCAATCAATTCGGGGAGCTCGCTGTTAGCCCACTCCTCAACCGGTTTAATATGCGGATGAGCCGGAGCGCGTCCGAACGTGCCTTTTTTGTTCCTGACAACGTGACCATTCTCGAGCAGATGAGTCAGCGAGTAATCTGTCGCATTATGAACTATTACGTCCGTTACGTTCCCGCTCACCTTGAGAGTTTTGAGTCTCCAACCACGCGCATAGCTCCCGCTTTTCTTCGGTGAGTTGTTCCGGAGCTGCTTGACGCTCTCACGTCCTACGCGCTGGATCGCAACTCGAGACGCGTTATTTACCCTCTCGCTGTATTCGTCGAGGATCTTCTCCATTTGGACTTTTAAAGTCTCAGCCATTATTGACACGCTCCTCACATATCAACGAGATCCCGTCCCGCTGAGCGTTCCAATCGGTACGGATAACGCTGTAATCCTTGCCCTCATAAGTGAGGACCTTTTGCCCGGAATAATCGTCTCTGTTCGTTATAAACAACGTCAGGGACGGCTTGAGACCGAGCTGAGCGGCGTTATAATACTCCGATTGGTAAACGCCTCGAGGCTGAACGAAAACCTCCGTCTCGATGACCGGCGTCGTCTTATTCCCGTACTTATCGTAAGTCGGTTCTCCGAATGATTTCAGAATTGCGACACCGTCATACATTTTCAGACACCTCCCAATCGGTGTACCCCGTAGCGTTAGACATTTGAGCCTTCTGTTCGTCGTATGATCTCTTGAGTCGGTCATAATCTTCCGGGAGACCGAACGACATTTTGCAATAGGTGATTATCGCCTTTGTAACGAGCGCGTCGACCGTCTGAGGAACTACGACACCAGCGACACCGAGATCCAGCTTCGCGGATTCGATCAGATCGTTGAGCTCCGAGTCATATTTATCCGTCGATATTCTGAGCGCGAGTTTTACCTTTTCCAGCATTTTTTACTACCTCACAAATGAGGCGACCCTTAAAGAGCCGCCTCTATAGCTTCGATTATTTGCGCCTTAGTCCATGACGAGCGGACCGAAATGCCGAGCTCCTCAGCGTAAGCGGAGAGCTCCGCCTTTGTCATGCTCGACAGATCCGGAGACGCTTTCCGTCCGTCGCTAATTATTCCGACGCTGGTGTTCCTGTGATGTATGCGAACATCTTAGGACCGACGACAGCGATAGCAGCGAGCAGCTTGCCGACTACCTTGACGAGATCTCTTTCAGCGAGTGAATACTCGTCGAATGTAAATCTTACAGCGTCGCCTTCAGGGAGGTTTGCCTGTACGCCGGACAGATCTCCGACGATTGCTCCGGTTACGCCGTCCTTCTGAATCTGTGTCATGCCCTGGAACGGATCAAACGCATAGTTTGCCTGGAGTGCTGCCTTCTTAACGGCTGCGA